GTCTCAGTATCCCTATTGCCGGAACAGTTACAGCGGGCACTAAAACCTATATGCTCTGCCAACTGCCTGGAACCGCTATTGCGGGTGGTATCACCCTGACATCGGCGGCATACTGCTCCAATGTCGCCATTGCCGTAGGCACAGCGCCATCGTGGAATATCATCACCAAAACCACTGCCGGGGTCAATGTTGCTACCGTCGGCGCAAATGGCTCGGCGGCGATGACTGCTGGAACACCTATCAAGGGGACTATCTCAACCTACTGGATTCCTGGTACGTTGGGATATCTTGCTCTGGAGGTTGGCTCGGAGGCTATTTTGATAGCACAGCCAGCAGTGTTGACTGTGAATGTCCAGTATGTCATGGGGCGCGGCAACTCATAACGGTTTCACCGCCGGGCTTGGGCATGTCCTCCTTCCATGCCGACAAAGGGGAAGCCGCTCCCCGCCCGGCGTTCCGCGGTGCTCGAGGAGGATGTATGAGAATAATGTGGCTCTCGAACTCGCCCTGGTCGAGTAGTGGTTACGGTCAGCAATCACGCTTGTTTTTACCGCGCCTGGCAGACCTTGGGCATGTTATGGCAATCACCTGTTTTTATGGGTTAGAGGGTGGCGTCCTTAATATGGGTAAGTTTCTATGTTATCCAAAACGGTTTCACCCCTATGGTAACGATATCATTGTGCCGAACTCGTCCAGTTTCAACGCGGACATAATGATTTCATTGATGGATGTGTGGGTGATGAACCCGGAAGAATACCCGCGCGGTTTCCGTTGGGTACCCTGGTACCCCATCGATCACATCACCATGCCTGCCATCGTGCGCGGCAAGCTGGCGCAGGCTTATAAACGAATAACCTTCAGCCAGCATGGAGTGACGTGCTCGCACGATGCAGGTCTGGAATGCTACTATGTTCCCCATGGCATCGAAACCGATATATTCAAGCCGATGGACAAGACAGAATGCCGCACAAAGATGGGTATGCCTCTTGACAAATATGTAATTGGCACAGTAGCGATGAACAAGGGCGTCCCAAGCCGCAAATGTTTCCCCGAGATGCTAGAAGCATTCTCCAGGTTCCACCAGCGACACCCGGATAGTGTTTATGTGTTACAGGCTGACCGGGGCGAAGGCGTTGCGGATATGGTCAACCTGCCGGAACTGATCCATAACCTGGGGTTGATCGAAGGCCAGGATGTGATCTTTGGCCAACAGTATCAAAATATCATAGGCAACCCACCTGAATATATGGCGGCGCTGTACAACTGCATGGACGTACATCTGATAACGACCTGGGGCGAGGGTTTCGGTATCCCTATCCTGGAAGCGCAGGCGTGCGGCGTGCCGGTTATAGTTGGCGGCTGGACGGCATGTAAAGAGTTATTTTGGGCGGGACAAATGCTTGACCCGGAGAAGGACGCCGAACGCCAATACTCGGGCTTGGCAGCCTTCCAGTTCAGGCCACACGTGGGGGCAATCGACGCCGCGCTGGAAGAGGAATACCAACATAAGTCGGATACTACGGAGGCGGTAAAGAAAGCGCAGGAGTACGACTGCGATCTGGTTACACAGAAATATTGGAAGCCGGTACTGGAAGAGATTGCCGGAGGATTACCCTCCGCAAGCGGAGGGGCCCAATGACAAACAACTCCGTAATCATCCAGCAGTGTTTCGACTTCCACAACAGCCACACCTTCAGCGACATGATGCATCTGACCTACCAGCGCCATTGTACTTATGCCGAGTCGCATAACTTTGATTATTGGCATGTGCTGGGCACGTTGTACCCGGATATGATAACCAATACCCAAGGCGGCGGATGGTGCAAGATCGGGTTGATCCAGATGGCGCTAAAGCGCGGGTATGACTATATCGCTTGGATAGACGCGGACGCTGCCATCACGTCAGAATGTGATCTGAGAGACGCGTTACCCGCGGGCAAGTTCATCGGGGCGGCGCACCACGATGCCCCCTGGTTCCCGCAATATCAGATATTGCCGCATTACAACATCGGCGTGACCTACTGGCGCAACAGCCCGCTGGTGCTTGAGTTTACCCAGGATTGGCTATCTCGTTATCCGGGAGATATGCGCTGGATGGAGCAAGGTACGTTCAATGCGATGATTGCGGAAGATAAGTATAAAGACTTGTTCGCGCCGGTTGAAGCGAAATGGAACGCGACCATTAACGTGAACGAAGTCGAGAAACCTAACATCATGGGTTGGCATGGGGTTATGCCTGAGGCGCGGCGCTTTTCGATGATGAAAGAAGTATTTAAAGATGACTTTATAAAGTACAGGATTTGATATGCCATTCAGATCAATTAAACAGCGCAAGTTTATGTACGCTCGCCATCCAAAGATAGCGAAGCATTGGACAAAGAAATTTGGCTCAAAAATAGTCAAGAGCCGAAGGAGCAAGAAACATGGCTAAATATGCTTATAACGGGGTCGCCGATTACGGATTGAATGCCGGATTACAACAGGTGGCTATCAGGGTATCAATTGCAACTGCCGCGTGTGTTTCATACGCAAACTTTACTGCAAACGCGGTGGGTACGCTATCCTGTGCATCGGCCAACTTCACCCTGGGAACGGGTGACACCAACGGGCGAAAACTGGCCTATGGCCCGGCTACAATCGTAGTGGGTACGTCCGGCACGATCAATCATATCTGCTTTGCAGCCACCGCCGGTTCTGGCACGCTTTTATTTGCAGGCACCTGTGCGCCTACGTCGGTTACCGCGGCCGGCACGTTGATCCTGAACGCCTGGGATGTGAACGAGATCAACGATCCGACGTAAGAGGCAACATGGCTACCGTCAATAAGATAATCGGCGGTATGGATGGTCTGATGACTGTCAGCCTGGACTACGATGATGCATCTCTGCGTGTCCTGGCATTTCACATCATCAATAATGCCACGCGTAGTTATACGATCAGCGCAACCAGTACGGTCAATGGCAAAAATTACCTGTTCAACATCCTCGCCAATTCGACCATCGACCAGAACGTACCGCCGGGCGCATCCAACCGCTTACAGTTAAGCATGACGGCATCGGGAAAACTCGATGGTGTTGAGTGGAGTATCTATTAAATGGCGATAGCATATCGCAACGGTTCAACGGCTGGTAACGCCAGCGGTGGAAATCTGACGATTACAAAACCAACAGATACCGCCGATGGCGATATTCTGATTGCGGTATGCTATAACGAAATAAGTTCATCGGCCTGGACAGCCCCGCTCGGCTGGACGCAGTACGGTACTGGACAGGGCGACTATGGACCATCTTCTTATGTAAATATCTATTGGAAAAGGGCATCTAGCGAAGGCGCTGATTATACCTTCAACATTGCGACAACCTGGCGCATTATTTCTATGGCGGCCTTTTCAGGCGCATTGGCTTCGGGTGATCCGATTGACGGCGGACCTACCGGTAACTCGGCTAATGCTGAGGGGCCGACGTTATTATCTATTACCACTGGTACTGATGCTACCATGTGTATTGGCCTGTTTGGAAATTATGGCGGGCTTAACGTCACAGCCGGCACATCGTCATATAATCCGGGCGCTGAATTAGGCGGGTGTGAAATATGGTACCTCATCAAAGCCAGCGCGGGAGCAACAGGTAACAAGGCGTTCGCAGGGGTTTCGGCGATTAATAAATGGTCCGACTATCATCTTGGAATTGAGATAGCATCATCAGGACCAGCAAGTGTTACTCCTGCCGAGGCTAATCAAGCCCAGGTATCCGACCCGGCAACGGTTAAAGTAATTTACCTATTGACACCCGCCGAATCCAAACAGACCCAAGTCTCTGATGCGGCGGTGGTCAATGCCATAACGCCGGTCACACCCGCAGAAGGACATCAAGTCCAGGTCTCTGATGCGGCGGTGGTTTGTGCCATCACTGCTATTACTCCGGCAGAGGCATCCCAGGCGCAGATATCCGATCCGGCGACGGTCAATGTAATTTATATCTTGTCGCCTGCCGAGGCTGTACAGGCGCAGGTGTCGGACGCGGCTATAGTTAAAGCGGTCTATCTGCTTACTCCTGCCGAGGCGAACCAGGCGCAAACCAGTGATACGGCGACGGTCAATGTTATTTATACCCTGACACCCGCTGAATCCAATCAGGCGCAGGTGTCGGATGCGGCAACCGTCAATGTCATTACGGTTCTGACACCTGCCGAAAGTAATCAAGCCCAGGTCAGCGATGCCGCAACTGTCACGTTCAACGGTATTGGCACAACTACCATTACGCCAGCCGAGGCAAACCAGGCGCAGGTCAGTGATGCCGCGATTGTATCATTCACGGGTCCGACCTATTCTGTAACGCCTTCAGATGCAAACCAGGCGCAGGTCAGCGACGCCGCGATAGTTACGTTTACTGGTCCGACATACGCAGTAACACCCGCGGATGCGTGGCAAGCACAGGTATCAGACGCCGCAACGGTTACATTTACTGCCGCGCCCACTACGGTATACATCACACCGGCGGAGAACCACCAGGCGCAGGTATCGGATATCTGTATATTGACTCTGTCCAGTGCGATCCTCCTGGCAATTCTCACGGTGAGGGCAAGAGAATTGAATTTAACCGTTGGTACAAGAGACCTTGATTTCGTGGTGCGGAAGCGCAAGACCACATTGGAGGTTGGCAAGAAATGACAGATAGTCTAAGAAAGGTAATCGAAAGCCCACAGTATCAGGGAACGGCAGAAATCGTCGCCTATGTGTTCGATTGGACTAAGAACGGAAGTCCATCTAGCGCCACCACTATATTGAAAGATAAGGCCTCGAGCGCAACCCTTGGTACAACCTATTTATCAGGCACAACTACGGTAGTAGGGGTAAATGTTACCACGCCGCTTGTCCAAGGGCTATTGGCTGGCAAAGAATACAGGCTAGAAACAGTTGTGACAATCAATACCAATACCCTCGGCGCTTACTGCGACCTGATCGGAGAGTGATTAATGGCAGCTCGTGCGGGAATGACAGATTTGATCGAGAGCACACGCGGTATGTGTGATGTGGGTTACGCCGATTACACCATTGGTACGACTTCCTATTGGAACGATGACGTCGTTCAAAAGGTGTTGGACCGCCACCGCAACGATATCAAACACATGGATATCGAACCCGAAACCACCTACCTGGCGAGCGGTACGATCCAATTCAAGGATTACTACATCGGCTATGGCAACCTGGAAAGCGGGACCGCCTTCTGGTTGGAGGATGCAACCGGGGCGGACATTGGAGGCACGGCTTACGGCGTGGATTATGACCGGGGGTTGGTATCGTTCAATTACGATACCCTGGGCAGTTCGGTGTTTGTGAATACGCGCGCCTTCGACCTGAACGCGGCTGCGGCGGACATCTGGAGGCACAAGGCTGCCAATACCGCCAAGATGTACTCGTTCTCGGCTGGTGGGCAAAGCCTCCAGCGCGGCCAGTTTATGCAGAACTGCATCCAGATGGCGACCTACTATGAGGGGTTGGCAGCGCCGACCAATATCAGTTTATACCGATCCGATTGCACACCGGCGGGAATTGAGGAAGGCAATGAGTAGCAGGTTGACTAACGCCGAACTCAACCAGATGCGGGCCGACCTTGAAGATGTGGTCCTGCCAGATACCTGTAACCTGCTCACGGCGACTAATACGGCAGATGGGGTAGGGGGGTACACCATCGCTTGGGGCACGGTTACAACCAATGTACCCTGCCGGATAGATCCAATTGTAGGGCGGTATGGACAGCAAGCCTGGGAGAAGGTAGTGGGCGGGGCGGTGCAACCCTTTGAGCGTTACATGCTCTACTTGCCGCACGACACCACGGTTACATCACATTATCGGGTGGAACAGGGCGACAATACCTATAACATCATCGGTATTTCGTTAGGCGCAAGCTGGCCTCTGTATTTGCAAGCATTGGTGGAGAAGGTATGAGCGAGATCGAGATTTATTTGAACTTCGATAAGTTGGATAAATTGATCGAGAACCTTGACCCGCGAGCGGAAAAGATTGTGGAGAAGATTGCATTCCAGGTAGAGGCAGTAGCAAAGACACTTGCGCCGGTTGATACAGGCGCATTGATGAACTCGATCTATACTTCCACCAAACAAAACAACACCCCGCCTAATGTCAATGTAAAACCTGGAGTAAGGACTTATTCATTACCAAACGCCAAGATAAATGAGGCTTACGTGGGGCCATCGGTCGATTATGGAATTTACCAAGAATTTGGACACTTTGCTGTTAATGGGGTATTTGTTCCGGCGCATCCTTACCTGTTCCCGGCGTTATTCCAGGCGCGCGCTATGTTTAATGAGATTTGGAAGGAGTTGTTCGTATGAGCGCACTCACGCCGCTTTATACAGGTGTATACAACACGCTTGGCGCGGGCACGGCGCTGACTGCGCTTTTGGGTGGTACGGCTATCTACAAAAGTCAAGCGCCGGATGGTACGCCGCTGCCTTACGTGGTTTATTCGCTTCAGGCGGGCGGGCCAGAGAATATCACGAAGAAAACCATAGAGAACGACTTGCTATTTGTCCGGGCGTATGCCACCAATGACGCAGCAGCTCGTGCGATAGATGACCAGGTGGATATCCTGCTACGCAATAAGTCCATAACCGTGACAGGTTATAACAATTTCTGCACATTTCGCACAGGCGATATCGACTTGCCATCGATGGATACAAATG